CTTATTTCTGTGATGTTGTAGGAGATAAACCACCAGCTGCTCATCACCGTGAGTGGCATCGTTATTTATGTACAGGTAAGGATAGCGAATGTCTTGTAGGTATTGGTGGACCGAATATTGATATTTTGGCACCTAGAGGTAGTGCTAAATCAACAATTCTTGGTTTATATACAGCTTGGACAGTTGGTGTACATGCTCTTAATAAACAACCATTAAAAGTTCTCTATATTTCTTACACAGTTGATGTTGCGAGACCTAAGAGTGCAGCTATTAAAAGAATCATCGATGAAAGTAAAACTTATCGTGAAATTTTTCCCAGAGTAAAGATTGCTAAAGGTATAAATTCTAATGAATATTGGAGTATTGATTGGAAATTTGCAGGTATTAAGTCAACTGGTGAAGAAGAATTTACTGTGTGTTGTGCAGGACTTAAAGGTGCTGTGACATCAAAACGTTCACATCTTTGTATTATTGATGATGCTATAAAAAGTGCTGATGATATTAAAAATAGAGATATTCGCCAAGCAATGGAAGATAACTGGAATTCAGTTATTGTCCCCACCATGTTTGAAGGTGGTAGAGCTATTTGTTTAGGAACACGTTTTAGACATGATGATATTCATAACAGTACTTTTACCCCAGCTAATGATTGGGTTCAGATTGTTCAATCAGCAATCACTGTAGATGGCGAAGGAGAAGAAGTTTCTTATTGGCCTGATATGTGGTCTTTAGAGTATTTACGTGATAGAAGAAGACAGGCTCCTGTTGCTTTTAGTTTTCAGTATCAAAATCAAATAATACAAACTAGTGAGTTATCTCTATCACCTGATTTAATTGTTAAAGGGAATATAGCAACTCAATTTGATGCAATGGGAATAGGAGTTGATTTATCAGCAGGTGTTCGAGAGCAAAATGATTATACTGTTTTTGTAATGGGTGGTCGTATAAAAGACAAAATCCATATTATTGATTGTAAACGGTTACGGATAATGGGTAATTTAGAAAAATTAGAGGCACTAATGGAGATGTTAGAAGAGTGGGGTGTAGTTCATAAAGATAAAGACAATTATTTTCCAACAGGAAGTTCTATACATGTTTGGTCAGAAGCCGTTGCATATCAAGCATCTTTAGAAGCAGATTTTAAAAGAATATGTCAAGGAGACCATGGTCTTTACAATGTTCTTTGGCATGCAGTTAAAGGTTTTAGAGGCGATAAAGTTGCTCGTTTTAGAGGTATTATGGGTCTTTTTGAACAGAGAAAAATCATTTTTAATAAATATAGGAGGTTTGGACCATTAAAGGATGAGATCGTTAACTTCGGTGTAAGTTCCCATGATGACTGTGTTGATGCTCTAGTTTGGTTATGTAATGGTTTAATGACTAGAGGAAAACTAGAGTTAGAGTATTGACGATTTAAACTGGAAAGAACAACTCACAATGGCTATTACCTATCACACGTTAGAGATTGAACAAGATGCATACGGTTCTGTGGTAATTCCACTTCCCGATGAACTCTGCCATGATTTATCAATCCAACCTAATGAAAGGTTTGAAGTTGAAGTTGAGGATGATCTAATCACACTCAAACGACTTCACGCTGGGTATAGCATTGACGAATAGAATTAATTAAAACAATGAGCGAAAGCAATAGTAAATCTGTTTTGGATTCCATTGTCAAATCGGTTATAGACCGAGATGGAACGGGAACGGCAGACACCATGCTGGTGAACGCCCATTTATCTCAAATGAAAATGTTTGGGATAAGGCAAGGAGTTGAATTTTTCCCTCATCAAGATAATTTCGGTACGCAAAGATTTGATTTTATACAGCAGGTTATTAAATTCAATAAGTTAGATGCTCGTCTTGACTCTATTTGGGATCGTTTTTTAGCTTATGGTAAAGGTCTTTTTTATATAAGACCAACAAAGAAAACATATCGTATTTATTGGTTTGATAAAGATGCTTATAGAAGTTATTACACACCAGAAGGTGATTTAGAAGAAGTAATCATAATCTATCCTTATAAAGTTCGTTCAAAAAAAGGTTTCAATAACAACGTAGTTTTGAATACAGATAAACGTTATATGCGTTTACGTATAACTGCTTTTGAAATTGAAGAGATACATAGTGAAAAAGAAATAACTTTTGATCAAGAAACAGTTGACTTTAGTGGATTTAATAAAAAGACAGTAGAAAACACCATGGAGTTTATTCCATGTGTAGAAGTCTTTAATAATCCTGATGCTTTCGGTACTGATGGTACGGGTGAATTTGAGTGGTTATCTAATCAGATCGTTGCTCACGATGAAATGGTCAAAAATATTAGAGCTAATTTATCTTTCTTTGGTAATCCAACTCTTTTATCTTCACGACCTAAACAAGATATTGTCGAAAACAATACCGACGATACTGCACAAAGGCCAAGTATTTCTAGTCAATCTGGTTTTACTTCTGATCTAAATCTATTTAGTTCTACTTATAAACAAGATCCTTCTTCGCGCCAGCCTTCTGGTTACATTGGTAAACCTGGTTCAGGTATGCGAGTACCTAGAGTTATCGCTAACTTAGAACCTTCAGATAGGGTAGGTTTTATAACTCCTAATGCTGTTAGTACGGACCAAGCTCGTTATGCGGAACAGTTACGAAGTGAGTTACGTTTAGCGTTAGGTGGTATTGATGATTTAAGTATTACGAATGTAACTGCTACTGAAATAAAATCTGCTTATGGACGTGTTAGTGCGACGGCTAAAAAGAAATGTTTACAGTTATATACCTATGGTGTTTGTAAGTGTTTTGAATTAATTCTTTTCCAAGAAGAACAGATATTTAGAAAGTCAATGGCTTTCGTTTCTGGTATTAAATATCCACTACCACCTGAAGATCCCGAAGATGAAAAATTACAAGAGAAATATAGTAAAAGTAAAGCAAGATATGAAAGGAAATTACAGGAGGCAATTGATGTTGCAGTAGAGACAGGAGATATTCCTGATGGTGTATTAGGTCTTGCTCCTGATGGTGATAGAACTATTTTATGGCGTTGGATGGGACCTGTTTATGAAGATACTGCGCAGGATAAATTGAACCAATCTATCTTCACACGAAACCTTCAAGAATTGGGTGTTGATAGTATAGAAGCACTGAAGTACTTATTCCCATCAAAAACTGACGACGAAATCGCAGGTATGTTATCTGGGTTCCCGTTCAGAATGGTTGGAGAAGTACAAAGAGCGTACTCTGCTTTTATTGATTTAATCAATCAAGAGATGAGAACGCCACATCCGCAGCAACCGAATTTACCGATGGCTGCAGATCCGAGACTCGATCTCACTCCATTTTTATATAGAACACTAGAATCCCTTCAGAAGGAAGTTACTTATGCAGGACGCTACCGTAGCGCCGACCCAATCGGCACCCCAACCATCCCAGACCCAGCCGATCAGTTACGCGGCTCCAGCAGCACCCGTGGCTCAGACAGCGGCTCAATCGCCAACAGTGGGAACGTCGCCCCAATGGGTGGCAACCTCCCAGCCGATGGCGGCACCAGCTCCACAAGTGCCAGCCCAGATGGGGGTTCAGGAAACCCATTACAGCCCTACACCGTCCAGTTACCAGGCACCCCAGGCATCCCAACCTCAGGACAACCCCTACAAGGAGGCGTTCAACAAGGTAGTGGGGCTCCTGAGTTCACCAGTCCAATTCCCGTTCCAGGGTCAACAGTCGAGTCAGACTCCAGTAGCAGACCAGGCGAACTACGCTTCCCAAATTCCAGCCCAGTACAGCAGCCAGGTAGCGCCGACCTCTACGCCTGGGATCAACAACAACCAGGCTTACTCCAACAACTCTTCCCAAATCTCTCAGGAGGCGTTGACAACAGAGCAGCTACTCGCCAACGGAGTCAGTCCCGCAAGTCTAGAGGTAATTGACCATTTTGGTCCTGATGCACCTGCAGTTCTTAATGACTACGCTTGTAAGGTTGAAGACGCTCTAATAACTACAAATAAGCAAACTCACGAAGCAGCTGGATTATTACAAGAATTAAATAATGAGCATAAAGCTTATGAAAAGATTCTTACTAATCCTGATGTACTTGCCGATTACACTACTAAGTTCTTTGGTCCTAATGGTCCTTATCCTTTAGCAGCTAACAAACCTGCAGCTCCTGCTCCTGTTGCGGCTCCTACAGGCCAATTCCCATCAGCACCTCCATCTCGTCCAGAGATGCCTGTTCCACCTGCTCCAGAGGTTCAGCAAGGCAATCCTACTGAGTTCTGGAATAACTTTGGTAGTGCTGCTGATAGAGATCCTCAGAACGCTTGGAAGTACCTTAGTGCTGCCCAGCAGAATCCTGAGATCTTCCGTCAGAAGTTACTTGTAATGGAATAATCAAATCATTAAATTTGGGGTAGTTAATTCTACCCCTTTTTTTCATCTTTATAAAAATGCCTAACCCAGAAGAATCAGAAAAAAAAGCATCCGACTTATTGAAATCTTATAGTCAACAATTAATGAGTCAAGGTGGAGGAAATACTTTACAACCTCAGGGATTCCAAATGGGTGCTATTGGACATCCTAATGGTGTAATGCCACCTACTAAATATTCTGCAACTAATCAACTTTAAATAGATAAACTTATATAATCTGGTTTATTAAGTCTTGTTATAATTCTTATAATGGAATTCATTTTCCAGTTCTAGTGGATTCATTCCACAGGTATCAACAGCTTTGTGCTGTATAACCAAAACGTCTAATGTTTATAGATAACGATTTCCCGAAACTTCTCGGTGCGGAATTGTATCGTCCCCATCCTGCGTATATCGTGGAAATGGCTGCTGAGCCAGTAGTCGTACATGATTTTACTAAGCAGCCTGGTCAGACCGTACAGTTAGACCGCTACAGATTCTTCGGCAATCCTGGAACAAAGACTAGCCGTGAGCGTACTCAGGATCAAACCATAGGTACAGCAAACAGCAGATCTATTGTCAAGGACAAGGTACTTGTATCTCTACGTGAGTACACAGGACCAGCCGATCCAAACAACACAAATCTTCCTAGCACATTCAAGATTGCTAGAGAGACCTTGATGACAGCACAGCGTTTGCTGCTTGATACTGGGAACCTTAATATGTTCCACCAGTCAATCGGTAGTTTAACCCTGTTAGATGACTATCGTCGTTGGAGAGACAGAGTCTTCAT